CTGCTCGGCTACCAGGTGCCAGAGACCTACGAGCGTAACTGCTTGGTGCAGCTCACGTCCGGGACCCAGGTCAATTACGTCAACCAGCGCGGCGCGCGCGCCAATCTGGTGGCCGGCGACGTGCTTGATCCGACGACGGTTAACCGCACGGTGTCGAACCTGAAGACGCGGGGCGCGCCGATGATGAACGGCCCGACCGAGACCGATGTCTTCAAATCGATCGAGGAGGGGCCGCGCAAGGCGCTCGCTAACCCGATCACGCACGAGCATTACGTCGCGGTCGGCCACCCGATCCCGCTGAACGACTTTGCCAACAACTCTACCGTGCAGACAGCGTGGTCCTACAGCGACATCAACAAGCTCTACATCAACGAAGTCGGCCAGTGGAGGGGCATGCATTTTTGCGAAAGCAACATGTTGCCGACCTGGACCGGCCTCGCCCAATCGGCCGGCACCCCCGGCACCGCAGGCAACCTCGCGACCAGCGCCAACTACTATGTGCAGGTAACGGGCTCCGACATCCAGAACCAGTACGAGAGCCAGATCGCCCAGGTTTCGGCGGCGATCAGCGTCACCGGCCCCACCGGCTCGATCAGCGTCACTGTCCCCTCGACGCAGGGCTTCACCTATTCGATCTACATCGCAATGGGCGTCAACGCCTCCCCGATGAACCTCGGGCTCTCGGCGTCGGGGCCGACGACCGGCCCCTATGCCGGGCAAGCCGTACAGATTCCCCCCGGCACGACCGCGATCCTGACGGGCATCGGCCTGATGCAGATCCCGCCCGCGGCGCCGGCCGAGGATATTACCGTTTTCCCGATGTTCGTCTTCGGCGAGGATGCGTTCTGCGCGCTCGAACTCGAACGCTTGACCTGGACCAGACTGTTCGAGGCCGATAAGTTCGACCCGCTCAACCAGCTGCGGGTGGTCGGCTGGAAGGGCTGGGATGGCTACGTGATCACGAACCAACAGTTCATGGAGCGTATCGAGTCCTCGGCGTCGAACACCGGAGCCTACCCCTGATGAAGTCGACCGGCAAATCTGCTAACCCGCAGGGCAAGAAGCGGCCCAGCTCGGTGAGCGGCTACCGGGTTTCGGGCTACACGGAAAATCCGCCGATCGGCCGCAAGCCCGGCGCGAAGAAAGGGAAGTGACATGGCGGTTCGCCTGAGGGTTTATCTTGATATCGATTGGGTCGGCGACGGGATGGGTCCGTCCGGTCTCTACATCGCGGCAGCCAACAACCCGATGCTGGGCTCGGTCGGCAATGCGCAGACCCTGCGCTTGCAGCAGGGCGAGCCGGTGCAGGCGGTTCTGCCGGACACGCCGACCGCGACCGAGATCCACGATGCCGTGCTGCTGGCGGCGGCGGACCTCAACGTGCAGATCGACGCGACGGTGGTCGCGCAGATCGACGGCTGGGCGACGGGAAATCCATGATGCCTCGGCGCACGCCTGGCGGCAAGAAGACCAAACTCGCCAGCTTTGAGGACAAGGTGAGCGCGTCGAGCCTGCCGGGCGGCCCGAGCGAGAAGTTCGCGATTGCCAACAAGGTGGGACTGATGCGTGGCAGCAAGCCCACGGCGCGGGGCATGAAGCCCGCGAAGTCAAAGAGGAAGCGCTGATGGCGACAGTTACTCTCGGCACGGCGGCGCAGACCACGCTTGTCGCCATGCCCTATTCGATGTCGGCGCCCGAGGCGGACTTCGCCACGATCGCCCAGCACATTCTCGATGACCAGAACGTCGCCCACCCGATTTATGGCAATGCCGCCTGGGCGCTGAACGGGCTCCTCTACGTGCCGAACCGCGGGGTGCTCAAGGTGCTGCCCGGTGACTATGTGGCCTACGATCCGAACGGCTGGCCGATCCTGGTCTCGGCCAACAGCATCGCCGGCACCGGCTGGGATCATTCCTGATGAGGAACCATTGATGCGCAAAGGCGAAGCGATGACTGAGGAGCAAAAGCGCAGGATGACGGAAGGTCGCGCGCGTCGGCGGGCGGAAAGGGCTGAAGCCGCCGCGCTCGGAGTGTCCGAGCCGATGCCCTATGTCGCGCCGGATCGGGAACCCGAGCCCGTCGAAGACCTGTTCGACGCCGAAACGCAGGCGCTGATCGACGAGGGCCTGATCACAGCGGCCGACGTGCTCAATCTGCGGATCGAAGCCAAGGCCAAGATCGAGGTCGAGCGGCGGGCGAACGCGAAGAAAAACATCCTGGCGAGGCTGATCCAGCAGGAACGCGATGCGGCCGGCGTCACCCCGGCCAAGGACGCCCGGCGCCGGTATCTCGACGAAATCGTCGATATCACGATCACCCTGCCGATGCTGCGTTCGCCGAACGCCGCGGTCATCAACTGGCCCGATCCGATCCGGATCGATGGCAAGATGTTCGCGCACGGCCGGACCTATCAGGTGAGCCGCGCGCAAGCCGCGACGCTGCTCGATATGATGGGCAAGGCGCGCAAGCACCATGCCCAGGTCAACGGCGAGTCGCCGGCCTATTACGACCAGAACCGCGGCGCGTTCTCATTTATGGGCGGCGTCGCCCGCGGCACCGGCGGCACCGGGTTGCAGAGCCCGATCATGGAACGCCGGGGAGCCACCGCATGAGCGATACCAGCGGCGCCCCCTACTACATCCCACCGGAGCGCGAGGAGCCAGCCATCCGGGTGACGATGACGATCACGGCCTCGCCGCATCGGCAGATCGGGTTCGAGACCGTCGTGGCGCAGGGGTTGCCGGCCAACGAGTTCGACGAGCTGGTCGATCGCATGGCGCATGTCGCTGACCGGCAGCAGGCGAAGATCGAGTTCGTCGAGCATCAGAAGCAGTTGACGATCCTGCGCAACCTGCTCGCAGCCGCGGCCCGAGACTATGCGGAAACGAGCGAGCGATTTCAAATCGAGGCTGGAGGGGCAAACTCGGATACACCTGTGTTCGGCACCCACGGGCGTGTGCCTCGATTGTCGAAACAGCAGACCGCGCATCTGGACGTGCTCAAGAAGCAGATCGAGGAATACAAGACGCAGATCGCGACCCGCGAGGAGACGATGGCCCGCTGCCGCCTGCTGATCGACGGCGACTCGGAGCCGCTGGCGCAAGCCGCCGAGTAAGCGATGGCGCAGACTGCATCGCAAATCCTCGCGAGGGCGATGCAGCGCGCCAAAGCGCCGGCGGGCTATTCGAGCCAGGCCGCGGGTGAACTGAACGCCATCCTCCAGGATCTGGCCGAGGAACGCGACCTCGCGGTCGCCCGCGGCTTCTTCTCGTTCATCTTCAATTCGCAGGCGTCGTCGATGCTGGGCGGGCAGAACATCGGCGCATCCGGCCCCTACCCGCTGCCGCTCGATTATCTGCGGACCTCCGGCTCCTCGGGTTCCGAGGGAACGCAGAAATCGACCTTCTGGTTCATCAACGGCGTCCCGTACCCGATGATCCCCTGCGATCTGTCAGAATTTGACATGCAGGTGCAGCAGGCGGGCATCAGCTCCTACCCGTGGCTCTGGGCGACGGATATGTCACAGCGGGTGATCGCCCGCACGACGACGGGCACGGTCCACAGCAACACCACGCTCGACAACATCCTCGACCCGACAGGGATCGTCGCCGGGATGACCGTACAGGGTCCGGGGGTTCCGCCTGATCCTTACGACACCGCGGCCCAGCAATCGGTCAACACGACTGTCGTTTCTGTCACGGGAACCTCGCTGCAGCTTTCGCAGGATGCGACCCTCACCGCGGCGGGCGGGGTCTATACTTTCGGCTATCCTGGGGTCGGCTACGCCTACCCGCCGCCATCCGGCAATTACCCGGTGAACCTGCGGTATCAGCGCCAGATGCCGGACCTCGCGACCGACGCGATGGGCAACCTGACGACGGCCGCGGCAAACTCGGTGCCGTGGTTTCCGCACATCGGCAGCCTCACCGAAATGCTTGCCGCGCGGCTGATGGAACTGACCGACGACACCCGCGCCCTGCCGTATGCGGCGCATGCTGGTCAGATGCTCGACGCCTATCTGAAGATGAAGGACGACGACACGAACCGGGCGAAGACCGTGCAGCTCGACCGCCGCCGGTTCGGCAAGCAATTCCCGCTGCTGAGGAACACGAAGACTATCGGGTGGTGAGCGGTGCCGCTGCGCAACGCCAAGCCCCTGACCCTTCGCCTGCACGGCGCTACGGACGCGATCGACGGGACAAACGCGCCCAAGGGCTCGATGTTCCGGCTGTCGAATGTGGTGCCATCGACGCGCACGATGGACACCTGGGAGCCGCGGCCGGCGGCCGTGTATGCGGGCGATCTTCACTTCCGGCCCGACCTCTTCCCGGCCCCGATCGGGCAGATATCGGTTCACCTGGTCGTCGGCAACCTCTGCTTCGGCATGTGCGCGACGGGCCTTACTGCTGGGTACGACCAGCCGTTTGTCTGCGACCTGACGACGGGCGGGTTCATCCCGGTCTTTGGTGTGACGGCGGCGAATGTGCCGGCGACGCAATCCCCGACCGGCAACTGGAACCCGCCGAAGATGGCGCAGGTCGGGCAGCGTATCGTGGTGACGCATCCGGGCTTTCCAGGTGCTCTGGTGAAATTCGGCTGGTTCGACATTTCGTCGTTCTCGGCCTCGATTGACGGCTACCTGACCAGCGGCTCGACACAGGTGGTCGGCGTCTTCGATGTAACCGGCCTTCAGCCCGGCATGACGGTGGCGGGAACGGGCATTCCAGGCGGCACGACGCTGGTCGATATCCAGTCACCGTTCATCACCGTGCAGGGTGATCCGAACAACGCCGGCGACACGGTGCTGAACCTCAACTATACCCAGCCGTCTGCGCCCGTGGCCCCCGCGCCATTCATTTTTCCCTTCGGCGGCCAGGCGGTGAACGGTCCCGGCATCGTTGCCGGTTCAGTGGTTGTCGGCAACCCGACGATCGTCTCGCAGACGCAGAACGCGGCGCTGGTGCAGGTGACGATCTCGATCCCGGCCACCGGGACATCCGGCTTCGTCCCGACCTATTCGTTCTCGGGCGAGTATTCGCTGATCATCTCGCAGCCGGCGACGGTTGACGGCACCGAATCGCTCCTGATCAAGGGCGGCACCCGGGTGCAGCCGTTGTGGGGGTCCGGCGATACCGCGATCAATCACCTGCCCTCGCAGCCGGTCGGGGTCGCGCAATACAACGGCGAGTGCTGGTTTGCCTGCGGGATCGACGGGGCTCCGTTCTCCGATCCGCTCCTCGCCTGTGTGCGCACCAACGCGAGCCAGGCGATCACCACCGATGACGGGCTCGCGACGACGGCGATCGAGGGTCTGCCGCTGACCTCGGCATTGACCGGAGGCATCATTCAGGCGCTGGTGCTGTTCGAGGGCGCCAGCAAGACGCAGGAAATCACCGGCGATTTCTTCGCCGGAACGCTGACGCTGAACGAGCTGAACATTCCGACCGGGACGGTGGCGCCGCGCACCGTGGCGCCGAGCATGCTGGGCCTCGCCTTTGTCTCGCCGGAGGGTCTGCGCATCATCGACTTCGGTTCGAGGGTGAGCGAACCGATCGGCGCTGCCGGCACCGGGATTACCCTGCCGTTCATGTTTTCGCAAATACCGACCAGGATGGCTTTGAACGCGAACGCGGATATCATCCGGGTCGCGGTCGAGAACGATCTTCCGGGCGGTCAGTTTTCGGCCAGCCGAGGGCGTACAACTCAGGAATGGTGGTTTCACGTCAGTCGAAAAGTGTGGTCTGGCCCGCACTCTCTTACTTCCCAAGGTATTCAGCCGTGGACCTCGCCATTGACGGGGGTCAACACGTTCATCATCACGACCTTCAATCAACCTGGAATGCTGTTGCGCAGCGACAGCTACGTCTCGGGCGATACGACTTACGAAGAGGGGGCGGTATTCGATCCGAACACCGGATTTTTGACCGCAGGAAACCTCGTGAGATGTGGATTGTGCTCGACGCTCCTGCCCGATACTGGCGCTATGGCGATGAACGCGATCGTC